TTGCTTGATGCAAACAAAGATTATGTCGAAATGTCAACAAAGAAAAGATATGCTAAAGAAGAAGATACTTCAAACCAAGCTCAAATTACAAATAACAATTTAATAGTATCTACAGCAGATTTATTAAAAATGATAAAAGGCGATAATGAGAATGGATAGAGGATATCTTGGTAACTCTTATCTTAAAAAGATTGGAGAGCAAATTGAATTTACTCCGGAAATGTTAAAGGAGTATATGAAATGTTCACAAGATCCTGTTTACTTCGCCGAAAACTATATTAAAATCGTACATGTTGATAAAGGTTTAGTTAATCTAAATATGTATGATTATCAAAAAGAGATCACAAGAAAGATTACAGACTCAAGACGTGTTGCTGTATTAACCGCAAGACAGAGTGGTAAAACTACAACGGCAACCGCTGTTATATTGCACTACATCTTATTTAATGAATTCAAAACAGTTGCTATATTAGCAAACAAGGGTGATGCTGCAAGAGAGGTATTAAGCCGTATTCAATTAGCTTATGAAGCTTTACCTAAATGGATGCAGCAAGGTATTGAAGAATGGAATAAAGGTAACATAACTCTTGAGAATGGTTGTAAGATATATGCAGGAACAACTACTTCAAGCGCTATTCGTGGTAAGTCTATTTCCTTTCTATATCTTGATGAGGTTGCATTTATTGAAGGCTTTGATGAATTCTTTGCTTCTGTATATCCAACAATATCATCAGGTCAAAGTACAAAACTATTAATGACTTCTACTCCAAATGGTTTGAACCACTTTTGGAAAACATGTAAGGGTGCTAAAGAAGGTACAAATGGTTATGAATATGTTGAGGTTATGTGGCACGATGTACCTGGTAGAGATGAAGTATGGAAAGACGAAACTCTCGAAGCATTAGACTTTGACATGGAAAAATTTAATCAAGAGTACTGCTGTCAATTTTTAGGCAGTTCAGGAACTCTTATAAGTGGAGCCAAGCTTAAAGAACTTGCTCCTTCACGCCCAATTACTGAAAGCGAGAATGTAACGCAATACGAAAAGGCCGAGCCGGGTCACTCGTATGTAATGACGGTCGATGTATCAAGAGGTAAAGGATTAGACTATTCAACCTTTACTATAGTTGATGTAACGGAAATGCCGTATAAGCAAGTTTGTTGCTTTCAGGATAATACCATAAGTCCAGTAGACTTTGCCTCCGTTATATATAGAATAGGGCTGATGTATAATGAGAGTGCTATTTTGATTGAGATTAATGATATCGGTGAACAAGTTGCTGATGTACTCTTAATGGACTACGGCTATGAGAATCTTCTCTTCACGGAAAATGCTGGACGAGCAGGAAAGCAAGTTTCAAGTGGTTTTGGAGGGAAGCGTGCAGATCATGGAATACGAACAACACGAAGTGTAAAATCTAAAGGTTGTTCTATATTGAAACTATTAATTGAGCAGAATCAGTTAATAATACAAGATTATAATACAATACAGGAGTTATCACGATTTTCCAAAAAGGGTAATTCTTATGAGGCTGAAGCGGGATCTAATGATGATCTCGCAATGAATTTAGTTTTATTTGCTTGGTTATCAGACCAAAGGTTCTTTAGAGAACTGACAGATATTAATACATTAGCGGCTTTAAAAGAAAAAACAGAACAACAGCTTGATGAAGAATTGTTGCCTTTTGGCTTTATTGATACAGGAGATCCTATAGCTGATGAGCAAGGTTGGATCGAATATCCTCAACGAAGTTTTGAGATATAACATTTTTTATAAATAAAACTGTGATAACTATAAATTAAAAAATAGGTTTAAATAGATAATAATTTAAAGGAGAATAATATGGCTTTTTCCGTAAGTCCTTCCGTAATTGTTCGAGAGGTGGACGCATCAGCATCGGTTCCTGCCATCGCAACGCCGCCTGCAGCAGTAGCTGGTGTTTTCAGATGGGGTCCTGTTGGCGAGGCAGTACTTGTTTCTTCAGAGAATGAATTAGTAAACCGTTTCAGTACACCTGATAACGATAACTATGAAACATTCTTTGTAGCAGCAGATTACCTTTCATATGCAAATGCTTTATATGTAGCTCGTGTCGATAATGGCGCAGTTGCTGCATCGGCTTCCGATACGTCAAATGCTAACAGTGCATTACATACGTTTGGTTCATTCGATGCTAAATATCCTGGGGATCTTGGTAATTCCTTGGAAGTTGCATATGTTAAAGATACTAACTTCGCTTCAGATATTATTGTTGTAGGTGATATTCCTTCAACAAGAATAAGTGGAAACAGCGAACAGCAGAACACCAATCAAACAACTACTTTTAACGCAACCTCATTAAGTTTCGAAGTTGCACCATCAAATAGAATTACAGTTGCTAATGTCGCTGATGGCGATATTTTTGTAATCGGTAACGATTCAGTTGGATACCAATCAATCCCAGTTTCTTCAATCACTGAAGAAGCAAGAGATTCAGCTGGTGATCCTACTGCGAATACAGTATTAACTACCGCATACCACTACACAGTTGCTTTAGATCAAGCGTTTAGGCTTCCTGAAACTGATTTGAATAAACTTTCCATTGAAAAGAAATGGGGATATTCAGGTTCTTTCGGTAAGGCACCACAAACTGGTAACTATCACATCGCCGTTATTGACGAAGATGGAGCAATCAGTGGAACAGCAGGAACATTATTAGAAACATATTCTGATGTATCAGTTTCAAGTACAGCAAAACTATCAAGTGGTAAAACAAATTACTATAAAGAAGTTATTGAGCAAGAATCGTCTTGGGTAAAAGTTGCTAATACAACGCATTTTGAATCGAAAACAAAAGAATACGAATCATTAGCAAATGGAGATGCAGGTAGAACTGAAACAGCGGCAACGTTGGCAGATCTTGCTGCAGGATACGATTTGTTTAAGAGTTCAAATGAAATTGATGTTTCTTTTGTATTACAAGGTAAAGGTGATGATGCAGGTAATCTTGCTACATACCTTATCTCTAATATTGCAGATTACAGAAAAGATACGATCGCGTTTATCTCTCCTGCTAAATCTGACGTAGTTGACGAAAGTAAAACAGAAACTAAACTCGCAAATGTAATTGCATATAAGAATGCTTTACCTAGTTCTTCATACTATGTAATGGATTCAGGTTACAAATACAGATACGACAGATACAACGATGTATATAGATACACTCCACTCAATGGTGATATAGCAGGTCTTGCTTCAAGAGTTGAACCTTTTGAATCTCCTGCCGGTTTCCGTAAGGGTGTAATCAAGAATGTTGTGAAGCTTGCCTTTAATCCTAACAAGGCTCAAAGAGATCAATTATACAGTGCTGAAGTTAACCCAGTAATGAGTCAAGTAGGTCAAGGAATTGTCCTATTCGGTGATAAGACAGGTTTAGGTCAGAACAGTGCATTTGATAGAATCAATGTTAGAAGACTGTTTATTGCAGTTGAAAAGGCAATCGCAAATGCTGCTCAATCGTTCTTATTTGAAATGAACGATGAATTCACTCAAGCTCAGTTCAAAGGAATTGTTGAACCATTCTTGAGAGATATTCAAGGAAGAAGAGGCATTGTTGATTTCAGAGTAGTTTCTGATGAAACAGTTAATACGCCAGCAATTGTAGATCAAAGTAAGTTCAGAGCTAATATCTTTATTAAGCCTGCACGTTCAATCAATGTAATTGAGTTGACCTTTGTTGCTACAAGAAGCGGGGTTGAGTTTGAAGAAATTGTTGGGTCGCTCTAACAGTATAAATATTTTTAAATAAAGGAGAATAAGAATGGCATTTAATATTAATGAGTTCAAATCGCAGCTTACTGGCGGTGGTGCTCGTTCCAATCTATTCCAAGTGCAAATCCTCAACCCAGTAGATCCGTCTGCCGACTTTAAGGCGCCGTTTATGATTAAGACTGCAGGCTTACCTGCATCTGATGTAGCATCATTTACGGTTCCATATTTTGGAAGACAGGTTAAATATGCTGGTGACAGAACATTTGCTGATTGGGAAGTAACAGTAATAAATGATGAAGATTTCTTAGTACGTAACTCATTGGAAGCGTGGTTGAATGCGTTAAATTCGCATGATTCAAATGTACGCGCATTACCGCAGGATTATAAATCCAATGCATTGATTACTCAATACAGTAAAAGCGGTGATCCAATTAGAACGTATGTTTTTGAAGGTCTGTTCCCGACTTCGGTTTCACAGATCGCAATGGATTGGTCAACTAACGACTCAATTCAGGAATTCACTTGTACCTTCTCATATGATTTATGGAAAGTTGAAGGTGCGACCGGTATTCCGACTACATAATTAAATAGGTGATATTTTGAAAATTTTTGGCTTTGATATAAAGAGGGCAGAGGAGGAGACCACAATACCGGTCTCGTTTGCCGAACCCTCTAATGAAGATGGAGCAATTACGGTTGGTAATGCTCTAGGTGGATTTTATAATACAATTTTGGATATGGAAGGTTCCGCTAAAACGGAATCTGAACTTATTACAAAATATCGTCACATGGCAATGCAACCTGAAATAAGTCAGGCTCTGGATGACATTGTGAACGAAGCAATTAGTGTTGATACAGATGATAGGGTTGTTGAGATCTCATTAGGAGAAACTGAATTACCTGATAAAGTAAAGAAGACTATTGTTAAAGAATTTGATAATATACTTGCATTATTTGATTTTACAAACAATGCATATGATATGTTTTCAAAATTTTACGTTGATGGAAGATTAAATTATCATATTATTATTGACCCTGAAGATGTAAAGAAAGGTGTAATAGAATTAAGATATGTTGATCCTCGTAAGATCAAATTAATTAGGGAAGTAGACAAGAAGACTAAAGATAAGCATTCTGGTATACCAACTAAAAAGGTAAAGAATGAATATTATATGTATTCTGAAAATGGTTTTCAGAATGCAGGTACAGGAGCCGGTGGCTCCACAAGTACATCAGGAATAAAAATTGCGAAGGACTCTGTAGCAAGAGTAACTTCAGGCTTGATGAATGAGAATAACAGTTTAGTATTATCTCATTTACATCCAGCAACGAAAGCATTAAATCAGCTTCGTATGTTGGAAGATGCTGTTGTTATATACACATTAACGAGAGCACCAGAAAGAAGGATTTTTTATATTGATGTAGGTAATTTGCCAAAGAATAAGGCAGAGCAGTATTTAAGAGATATGATGGCTCGCCATAAAAACAAATTACAATATAATTCTGGTACAGGTGAAATCACCGATGCTAGAAAAATGTTAACAATGACTGAAGATTTTTGGTTCCCTCGTAGAGGTGGCGAAAGATCAACAGAGGTAGATACTTTAGCTGGTGGTAATGCACCAGGTTTGAGTGGAAACGAAAACTTAGAGTATTTTCAACGTAAATTATATAAGGCGTTGAAAGTACCCTTAACTCGTTTAGAGCCAGAA